CCGGAAACGGCCCGAAGGAGCTATCGATGTCAGTGAGTGACGAGGAATATCAGAAGGAATACGACAAGGCGGCGGCAGAGTTGGACGCGGCGGCGCAAGCCACTACCGCGCGAGGTGCTGACGGCAAGTTCACCAAGGCAGAGCCTGCGCCCGCAGAGCCACCGCCCGTGGAAACGCCGGCAACCGAACCTGCCCCAGAAGCAGAGCCGGACCCGCTCGCGGAGTTGCGTGCACGTCTCGAAAAGACCGAAAAGATTGCCAAGGACAACCAAGCCTGGGCAACCAAGATGGCTCAAGAGGCGGCCCAACTGCGCAGGGAGCGTGAAGAGCAGCAGCGAGCAGCAAGCAAGCCAGCTATTTTGGATGCGAATCCAGAATTGGCCGACGCGATCCGCTACGTGGCTCAGGACCCCACGGCTCAGAACGACGAAGCGGCGCGCAATCAAGCGTGGCGAACGGCGGTTGAAAAGGCTCACCCGGGCATCTTCGATTCGTCTATCGATCCTGAGCTTGAAAAGGCTCTCATGGAGCGCTTCAACGCAACGCCCGACATCCAAGACCCTCTGATTGCGATTCGTGAAATCACGGCTGAAAAACTGGCCTTCAACGAGCGACAGATCGGCAAGCGATTCGCTGCCGAAGCCGCCAAACAGGCCAAGGTGTCCGCTATGTCCGTGCCTGGCGCGGGTGCTGGTGGTGGTGCTCGCACCCCTCCGGATACCGCGCTGGCCGAGGTCGAGCGGATTAACAAAATGTCCGACGCTGAATTCGCCAAAGAGGTGAAGCGCGTCAAAGGGTACTAAGCCCTAAAGAAAGCAAGCAATGACCAATGTGACCACCCTGACCCAAGTTACCCCGGGTAACCAGGTCTTCTACGACCGCAACCTGCTGCGTCGTGCTCAACCGAACGACATCCACGGCCGTTTCGGCCAGAAGCGCCCGCTGCCGATGAAGAGCGGTGAATCCGTCAAGTTCCGCCGCTACTCGCAGCTCGCCGCCGCGACGACCGCGCTTGTCGAAGGTGTGACGCCCTCCGGCTCGCAACTCTCGACCACCGACATCACGGCAACGCCGCTGCAATACGGCGACTTCATCACCGTGTCCGACAAGGTGGACATGCAGAACCAGGACCCGGTGATCACCGAGGCGACCGACATCCTGGGCGACCAGGCCGGTACGACCATCGACCTGATCCGCCGTGACATTCTGGTGGCCGGTACGAACGTGGCGTATGCCTCGGGCGTTGCCAACCGCCTCGCGCTGGTGAACAAGATCCTGGCCGCCGACCTCGACAAGGTGATCCGGTTCCTCAAGAACCAGAACGCCAAGTGGATGAAGGAAGGCATCGATGCCTCCGACAAGGTCGGCACCGGCTCGGTTCGCAAGTCGTTCATCGCCCTCGTTCACCCGGACGTGGAATATGACCTGGAGTCCATCACGGGCTACAAGGCGACCTCGGACTACGGCTCGCAGGAAGGCATCATCGAGGACGAGATCGGCTCGTACAAGAACCTGCGCTTCGTCTCTTCGACGAACTGCAAGATCTGGACGAACGCCACGACCGCGACGACCGCCGGCTACAAGGCCACCGCTTCGGGCTCGAATGACGTGTACGCCACGCTGTTCATCGCCGCCGACGCCTACGGCAATGTGCCGCTCGCCGGCAAGGCCATGGAGACCATCGTCAAGCCGCTCGGCTCCGGTGGTGCGGCCGACCCGCTGAACCAGCGCGCCACCGTGGGCTGGAAGGCCCAGACGACCACGGTCGTGCTGAATCAAGCCTGGCTTTTGCGCCTGGAATCACTGGCCACCGCCTAATCAACAGCGCCCACCTAACCCGTGGGCGCACTTCATTGAAAGAACATCATGGCACTCACCACCAACACCCAAGCCAATAGCGGCGGCATCGTCAACCATGCAACCGGCTATGTCGTCTCGGACGGCGGCGCCGCAGCGGCTGCGACCTTCACCGTGGGCTTCACGCCCCGCGTCGTTCGCTTCCACAACGTCACCGACCGCATCAGCGACGAGTGGCTGACCGGCATGGCTTCGGCCAGCTCTATCCACACCGTTGCGGCCGGCACGCGCACGCTGGAGACGACCAACGGCATCGCCGTCTCGGGCGTCACCTTCACCGTGACCGCGACGACGATGGTTGCTTCCAAGACCTTCGTTTGGGAAGCCCTCGGCTAATCCCGAGCTTCCGCCATCAACCCAAGGCCCGCTAACCCCGGGCCTTTTTCTTTTGGAGAAACGAATGTCCGAAGTCGCAGAACAAGTCACCAAGGCCAAGAAGCTCAAGGTCTACCGCATCACCTTCCACGGCAAAGGCGCCCCGGTGGAGATCGGCCACAACTACAAGATGAATTCGTACCCGCTCAACGTGCCGACAACGATTGACGAGAACTATCTCGACTCCCTTCGTCGCGCCACCACCGAGACGCGCGTGCAGGACGAGGCCGGCAACTGGTCGAACGTTTCGATCCCCACGTACCAGTACACCCTCGGCGAACCCGTCTAAGCAGCGGACATGCAGAAATACCAGAACAACGTCACCAACCGGGCCGGGGACGCAGTGCGCGGGCTTCAGGTCACGGTCAACGTTGCGGGAGGGGGCCTGGCGAGCATCTTCAGCGACAACGCCGGCACGCCCACGGACAACCCGATCACCACGGATGCCAACGGCGCATTCGAGTTCTACGTGGCCGATGGCCGCTACGACATCTCTGTGAATGGCGGCGGGTACGTCGATGTGCTCATCGCTGATGCGCTGCAGATCGGGGTTGACGCATCTGCCGCACTCGCTGGTCTGGCTCAGCGGCCCACTGCGAGCGAACTGGCTGCGGGCACAGTGGATCTGGGCTTCCAGCAGTCCGGCGCGGGAGCAGTGCTGCGGACCACGGAGGAGGAGTTGCGCGACCGGGTGAGCGCCGAACAGTTCGGCGCTGTGGCCGACGGCGTGACGAACGACACCACCGCTTTTGCGCGTGTCGAGGCTTTGGTCCCCAAGGCCGTCGACCTCGCCGGCAAATCCTATGCGTTGACCAGTAGCTGGGCAGACGCCGTGAACGGCGTGGTTCTTTCAAAAGACTACAAGAACGGTCGGCTCCTTGTCGACGGGCGCGAACTGGTTTTTGACGCTGCAGAAGGAGCCTCGCGCTCCGCGGCCTCGATCCCCCGCATGGTACAGCCGTCAACGAGCAAGGGCGTCGGGCTGTTTCGCGTTGATGAGAACAACTACCACGTCTGGCGGCCACTGGGCGGCCAGTTCTGGCAACGATGCACGGTGAGCCGGACCACTACGGGCATCCCGCTCAACTGGCGGGAAACCCACATCAAGCAGGTTCTTGGCTACATCACGGCCCGTGATGCCGGGGTTGTGTACACGGGCGGCTGGGCGGTGGATGGTGGGACCAGTGCACTCAGCTCGGCCTCCGACAACACGTATATCGGTGGTCGCGGCCAGCAAGCGATCGTTGCGGGTGATTACGTTGAAATCAGCTACACGGGCGGCGGCGACCTCTATGTGGTCTTCGCAGGACGCACCAGCGGGAACTTCATCAACGTGCTGCTGGACGGCAAGAAGGATTACCTGACCCTGTCCGATGACGGCGCGGGAAACCGCTACTTCGACAGCTACACCGCGACAGACCTGTCGTACAGACGGGTTGTGAAGATCGCATCGGCTGTGCCGACCGGCAGCCACACCATCCGCCTGACCGTTTCTGCAACCAAGAACGCATCCTCGGCAGGGAATCGATTCATCTTCAACGCCCTGGCCTTCGACTCCTCGGAGTTCGGTCCCTGGCGCACTGAAGCTGATGCGATCCAGTGGGCAGCAGGGCAGTCTGTGCTTACGAACCAGGTGCGCAAGAACGCCGGGCGCTACTACTACGCCACGGGCGCAGGGGCAACCGGCGCAACCCCTCCGACACACACGTCGGGCTCGGTTTCTGATGGCACGGTGACGTGGACCTACAGGGCGACAAGCGGGTACGACCTCACCGATCACCGCATCCAGGCCGTAGGTTCGCAACTCGAGTACGCCTATGAAATCAAGCCGACCGGCGCCGCAAACAAAGAGGATGTCGGCGGCGCACTGCACGGCAACGAGACGCAGACCGCATTGGCGTTTTTGGTGGGCAGCACCCCCGTGTCATTGGGTGACGCAACGTGGGCGTCTGGCGACGGCGTGACCATCAATGAATCCATCACCGCTACGCATAGCGAGATCGGCGGCGGCGCCACGCCGGTCGTGTTGACCAAGTTGACGCGCACATTCCTGCGTCAGTATGTCGAGGTCGCGCACAAGCACACGTTGCAGATGGCCGCAGCCGTCGGGTACTTCTACTCGCACATGTGGCCATTGCTCCACTACGACGGCCCAGCCAACAAGTACGCCATGCGGCGTGTCTGGTCGCCTTGCGATGGGTACAGGAACTGTGCCGACTTCTACGGGCAAACCAATCCGTTCGTTGGCCGCACCAAAGACCTGCTCATGGTCGGCTACGGTGACGCCCTGCAACCCAATGGAAGCGGCGGTGTGCCGAGCGTGGAGGCCGCGCCATTGAGCTTCGTCGTGTGGCTCGCAGTTGATCCGTCCTCGGTTGGCAACTATGCCGACGCCGCGCGGATCTTCGCTTCCAAGGCGATGAACACCAGCGGCATCGACGTAAGTGCGGGCGGCTTCTCTTCGATGACCTCGAAGATGTACTTCGAAAAGTACAGCTCGATAACGCCGAAAGCACTCCTATCCGGCGCCGTGATCGAGTGTTCCGCCAGGTACGGGCTTGCCCTTGCCCCCGCGCCATGACGCACCCCGTGCCCCTCACCCAAACCACACCGGCGATAGCAGCGGGAGGTAGCCATGGCAATCGTCATTGACCCTGAAGACACCAGCCCGGCGCCCTGGAACCCATCGGCCCTGGATGTGATCACCGGAGCAATGCAGCTCTGCCAAGCCATTGGTGTTGGCGAGCGCGTCAAAGCGGCAGACATCGAGGTCTGCATGAACGCGCTGGAGGGCATCGTTCGCGAACTCTCGATCTACGGCGTGACCTGGCCCAAGGTGTCGAGCGCGCCCGTGTCGATTGAATGGGACACGCTCGCGCCCGATCGCTTCACGCCGCCCGAAGACTACTTCGGCGTTCCCGTCCTGAAGTACCTCGATGCAGGTGATTTCGCCCGCCAGCTGGGGCAACTCACCAAGGTGCAGTACGAGCTTCTTGATGCGACCCAGACCGCCGAGCACCCGACGCACTTCTACGTCGCGCCGAACTTCACCTTCATGCTGTGGCCGATCCCGACGCAAGACCCGACCCTGACGCTCACGTACCAGAGCATCGCAATCAACGCGGTCATCTCAGATACGCCAGTGGCTTACAAAGCCTACCTGAACGGGCTGCAGTACATGCTCGCGGATGAGATTTCGCTGAAGTACGGCGTGCCTCAGGACATCCGTGTGGAGCTTGGTGCGCGAGCGACGCAGAAGCGCGTTCTCATGGTGCAGTGGGCGACCGAGAGCGCCCCAATGTTCATCACGGTGGACGACTGATGCCGCTCCAACCCGTCCCCCTCTTCGGCCTGGGCAACTTCGGCAAGTCCAGCAACGTATCGGCCCAGAAGCGCACGAACCTGTACGCCGAGATCCAGCGCGACGGCGAGAAGGGCACGCTCACGCTCTATCCAACGCCTGGACTCTCCACCTTCGTCAACTTCGGTTCATCCCCGAGCCGCGGCGTGTGGAAGAAAGACGATGTGCTCTATGTCGTCAACCGCGAGACGCTGTGGAAGGTCACCAATGACGGAACGATGACCAACCTTGGCACGCTGCTTACAGCGACTGGCCGGGTGGACATCTCCGACAACGGCACGCAGATCATCATCGTGGATGGCGTCAACGGCTACATCTACAACACCTCGACGCTGGCGTTTGCGCAGATCACCGACCCGGATTGGCCGGGGGCCGATACCGTCACGTTCCTGAACGGCTATTTCATCGTGCAGGAGCCTGCTTCCGGGCGGTTCTACTGCTCGGCGCTCTACGATGGCCTGAACTGGAATGCGCTGGATTTCGCCACGGCTGAATCCAACCCCGACAACCTGGTGCGGGTCATCGCCGACAACGGGCAAATCCTGCTGCTCGGGCCCGACACGACCGAGTTCTGGAGCGATTCCGGCGCGCTCGATTTCCCGTTCGCACGTGTCGGTGCTGCGGCTATCGAATGGGGTCTTGCCGCTCGCTGGTCGCTGTGCAAGTTCATGGACTCGCTCATCTTCCTGCGCAAGAACCGGCTCGGTGCGGTGCAGGTTTGCGTTCTCTCTGGCTACAACGCCCAGCCTGTGTCCAACCCGGAGATGGACTACATCTTCAGCCAGTACGCGGGCGTGTCGAACGCTACCGGCTTTGCCTACATGGTGTCGGGCCATCCGTTCTATCAGATCAACTTCCCCACCCCTGGTGAATCCTGGGTGTATGACGGTCTGAGCAAGGAGTGGCACAAGGCGGAATCCGGTGGTGGTCGCCACCGCGGCGAGATCCAAATCAACTTCCTTGACCGGTCTTACGTGACCGACTACGAGAACGGGAAGCTGTACCACTTCGATGATGGCGTCTACACCGACGATGGGCAGCCGATCGTTCGTGAGTTCATCTCTCGCCACCAGTCAACCGGGAACTTCTCGTTCCTGTCCAAGCTGTGGATCGAGATGGAAGCGGGGGTTGCTCCGCTGAACACGTCGCACTACCTCGGGCTGGATACGAGCGGCAACCCCTCCTATTCGCCAGTGACGCCGGGCTCCGATCCGCAGCTGATGATGCAGTACAGCAAGGACGGCGGCCACACGTGGAGCGATGAAGTTTGGGACTCGTTCGGGCAAATCGGCCAATACAACGCGCGGGCCTCGTTCCTGCGCATGGGCCGTGCTCGAGACTGGCTTTTCA